ATGAGGTTTCGCAGCTTTTCCCCCAAGCAGAAGCAGGTGCTCACCTGGTGGTGCGACCCGGCGGTGCGCGGCAGGGACGCCCTCATCTGCGACGGGGCGGTGCGCAGCGGCAAGACCATGTGCATGGGGTTGTCCTTCTTCTGCTGGGCCATGCGGACCTTCCACGGGCAGACCTTCGGACTGTGCGGCAAGACGGTCACCGGCCTGCGGCGCAACCTGCTGGGCGCTCTGCTGCCGGTGCTGGGGGAGCTGGGATTCCAATGGGAGGAGAAGGTGTCCAAAAATCTGCTCACGGTCCGCTTCGGCGGACGGGAGAACACCTTTTACCTCTTCGGCGGCAAGGACGAGGGAAGCGCCGCCCTCATTCAGGGCATCACCCTGGCGGGGGTGCTGCTGGACGAGGTGGCCCTCATGCCCCGCTCCTTTGTGGAACAGGCCTGCGCCCGGTGCTCGGTGGAGGGGAGCCGGATGTGGTTTTCCTGCAACCCGGAGGGGCCGGAGCACTGGTTCTACAAGGAGTGGATCCAGAAGAAAGAGGAACGCAACGCCCTCTACCTCCACTTCACCATGGGAGACAACCCCGCCCTCTCCCCCAAGGTGATCCGCCGGTATGCCCGCAATTTCAGCGGCACCTTTTACCGGCGGTTTGTGCTGGGAGAGTGGGTAGCGGCGGAGGGGCGGGTGTACGACTTCTTCGACGAGAGCTGGGTACGGCCGGTACCGGAGGGGGAGATGGAGCAGTGGTGCATCTCCTGCGACTACGGCACGGTGAATCCCGCCTCCTTCGGGCTGTGGGGCCTGCGGGACGGGGTGTGGTACCGGGTGGGGGAGTACTACTATGACTCCCGGCTGGAGGGGCGGCAGAAAACCGATGGGGAATACGCCCAGGACCTGGAGCGGCTGGCGGCGGGCCGGCCCATCCGGCGGGTGGTGGTGGACCCCTCCGCCGCCAGCTTCATCGAGCTGCTGCGCCGGAAGGGGTGGCGGGTGGAGAAGGCGGACAACGACGTGCTGGCCGGTATCCGCACCACCGCCGAGCTGCTGCGGCAGGGGAAGCTGGTGATCTGCCAGCCCTGCGCCGACGCCATCCGGGAATTTTCTCTCTATCGCTGGGACGAGAAGGCGGTGGGGGACAGGGTACAGAAGGTCCACGACCACGCCATGGACGACATCCGGTATTTTGCCGCCACGGTGGCGGCGGGAGGAGAAACGGATTATTTCGGCGGGCTGTGGGTGGAGCGGGGGCGGTTTTAGGCCTTGTTTGCATATTGTCAACAAGCCCAATCGCCGGGCCTTTTGCCCCCTGGACGGCACAATTTTTCCTTGAAATCCGTCAGGATTCCTGCAAAAAAATTGCTTGCCAGCGGCCAAAATTCCTCGCCGCTGGGCATATCGCCAATATTCAAACAAGGCCTAACGGAAAAGGAGTGTGGTTATGGGACTGTTCCATAAGAAAAAGGAGGCGGGGGGCGGACTGGCGGTCCAGATCCGGGAGGGGGGCAGGCACCCCTTCGGCGTGCTGGACGGCTATGTGCCCCTGCGGCACGGAGAGATCGACCTTTACCGGAGCATCCGGGAGGCAGTGCCCATTGTGGACGCCGCCATCTGGAAGCTGATCCGCCTGGCGGGCGGGGTGGTGGTCCAGTGCGGGGACCAGCGGGCCCAGGAGGAGCTGGACTGGTTCCTCCAGCACGTGGACACCGGCCGGGGCCAGCGGGGTATCCAGTCTTTTCTGGACTGCTACCTGGACTCCATGCTCACCTGCGGCAGGGCGGTGGGGGAGATCGTACCCGACCGGCGGCGGCAGGACATTGCCGCCCTGCTGTGCGGCAATGTGGCTGACATCGAAATCAAAGAGGGGGCCACTCCCATGGAGTTTGCCATCTGGGGGCGGGGAGAGGACGGAGCCATGCGGCAGCTGCCCCGGCAGGAACTGCTTCTGTTCACCCCCTTCCAGCCCGAGACCGACAGCCCCTACGGGGTGAGCATGCTGCGGTCCATGCCCTTTCTGACCGAGATTTTGCTGAAAATCTACCAGGCCATGGGCATGAACTGGGAGCGGATGGGCAACGTGCGTTTTGCGGTGGTGTACAAGCCGGGGGACAATCCCCTGGACCAGAGCATGGTCCAGGAGCGCAGCCGCCAGATTGCCCGGGAGTGGTCCGCCGCCATGCAGGCGGGCAAGAACGGTTCTGTCCGGGACTTTGTGGCGGTGGGCGATGTGGACATCAAGGTCATTGGGGCGGACAACCAGGTGCTGGACAGCGAGGTGCCGGTACGGCAGATCCTGGAGCAGCTGGTGGCCCGCACCGGTATCCCACCCTTCCTGCTGGGCCTGTCCTGGTCCTCCACCGAGCGGATGAGCACCCAGCAGGCCGACATGATGACCAGTGAGATCACCGCCATTCGCCGAAGCCTGGAGCCGGTAGTAGAGCGGATCTGCGAGCTGTGGCTGCGGCTCCACGGATATGGTCCCAAGGTAACGGTAGATTGGCAGGACGTGAATCTCCAGGACCTGGTGGAGGAGGCCAGGGCGGAGCTCTACCGGCAGCAGGCCAGGACGGTGGAGATGGACAACCAGGACAGAGAGAAGGGAGAGAGGGTATGAATATCAACAAGCAAGCGGATGTGGACCAGGGTACCGCCCTGGACCAGAACGAGCTGGGACTTATCAACGCCATGAGCCGCAAGAAGCTCACCGGGGAGGAGGTATACACCTTCGCCGTGCGGCTGTGCGACAACGAGGTGGACCGGGATGGGGAGCGGTTCCCGGTGGAGACCCTGGAGGAGCTGGCCCCCCTCTTTGTGGGCAAAAGCGGCATCTTTGACCACCAGTGGAGCGCCGCGGGCCAGACCGCCCGCATTTACCGCACCGAGCTGGTGCGGGAGGAGCATGTCCTCACAGCGGCGGGAGATCCCCTGTGTTACCTGAAGGGCTATGCCTACATGCTGCGCACCGAGGGCAACAGGGACCTCATTGCGGAGATCGAGGGCGGTATCAAAAAGGAGGTGAGCGTGGGCTGCGCGGTGGAGGAGGCCCGGTGCTCCATCTGCGGGGAGAACATCCATGACCGGAGCCGGTGCGCCCATGAGAGGGGCCGGGAGTACGGCGGAAAGCTGTGCTGGGCCGACCTGGTCCACGCCACCGACGCCTACGAGTGGTCCTTTGTGGCGGTACCGGCCCAGAAAAACGCGGGGGTGATGAAGAGCATGAGAATGGACATGGCACAGCTGGAGCGGGAGGCTGCCCTGGGCCGCAAGTACCTGCAGCAGCTCAAGGACGAGGTGGTACGCCTGGGCGGCGTGGCCGGTCTGGCCCTGGAGCAGGCTACCCTGAAGAGTATCGTTCAGCGGCTGGAGGAGCCCGAGCTGGACGCCCTGAAGAAGGCCTTTGAGGTGCAGGTGGACAAGGCCTGGGGCGTGGAGACCCAGCTGCCCGCCTGGGAGCAGCCCATCCCGGCGGAGAGCAGAGACGGAGCGTTTTTGATCTGATCTTATTCAGGGGCGGCGCGCCCCGCGAGAAAAATGCGGAATGAAGAAGGGAGAAGATGAGATGAGCAGCAAGATTTCTTTTGAGGGCATCGGCGAAGTGGTGGCCACCTTTGCCTGCGGCGAGGGTGTGACCGCCGGTCAGGTGGTGAAGGTGACTGCCGACGGCACGGTGGGTCCCTGTTCCGCCGGGGAGAAGTTCTGCGGTGTGGCCCTGTCCGCGGAGGACGGCTACGGTGCCATTCAGTTGGGCGGTCTGGTGAAGGTGCCCGTCTCCGGCGGGGAGGTCCAGGCCGGCTGGATCAAGCTGTCCGCCGACGGCAGCGGCGGCGTGAAGAAGGATGACTCCGCCGGTGTGGAGCACCTGGTGGTGCGTGTGGAGACCGACGGCGCCGTGGTGCGCCTGTAAGAAAGGGAGGATGGGAATATGAGCTATCGCTTTGACAATCTGAGACTGGAAAAGGGTATGTATAACGAGGCTGGCCGCAGTTTTACCCAGGTGCTGGAGCGGGAGGACCCCTCGGAGCAGTACAAGGGTACCAGCCTGGAGGGCCTGGACGCCTACCAGCGCCAGCTCAAGCGCTTTGACATCAAGGTAAAGGGCGCAGGCAGCGACGTGGTGGAAAAGTTCTTCTCTACCAGCCAGTCCGCCGTGCTCTTCCCTGAGTACATCGCCCGGTCTGTGCGCCAGGGCATGGAGGAGTCTGACCTGCTGCCTCACATTACCGCTGCCGTAACCCGGTTTGACGGCATGGATTACCGCTCCATTGCCTCCGTGCCCGAGGATGACCAGAAGGCCCTGCGCCGGGTGGAGGAGGGGGCCGAGATCCCCCAGACCCAGGTGAAAACCCAGGAGAATCTGGTGAAGCTCCACAAGCGGGGCCGGATGCTGGTGGCTTCCTACGAGGCCATCCGCTATCAGAAGCTGGACCTGTTCTCCGTCACCCTGCGGCAGATCGGCGCCCACATCAACCGGATGCACCTGGAGGACGCCATTGACGTGCTTCTCAACGGCGACGGCAACGAAAACCCCGCCCAGGCATTTACCGTGGGCACCGAACCCATCGGCGGCACCTCCGGCACCCTGACCTATGACGATCTGGTGGACTTCTGGGCCCAGTTTGAGCCCTATGAGATGAATACCCTGCTGGTGTCCGGTGATATGATGCGCCAGATGCTCAAGATGGACGAGTTCCAGAATCCCCTTACCGGCCTGAACTTCCAGGGCACCGGCAAGCTGGCCACCCCCCTGGGCGCCACCCTGCTGCGCACCTCCGCCCTGGAGAGTGGCAAGCTCATCGGCCTGGACAAGAACTACGCCCTGGAGATGGTGCAGGGCTCTGACGTGATGGTGGAGTATGACAAGCTCATTGACCGCCAGCTGGAGCGGGCGGCCATCACCTCCATCTCCGGCTTTGCCAAGCTGTTTACCGACGCGGCCAAGGTGCTGAAGCTGAAATGATGGAGGAGATCATGGCCATGGCCCGGAGTATGGGCGCGGTGAGTGAAAGCCAGCAGGAAGTGCTGGAGGCCCTGTGCCGGGCAGCCGAGACAGAGATGACCGGAAGGCTGCGGGATGGGGTGAGTCCGGAGGACTGCGGACCCGCCTTTGTGCTGGGCTGCGCCTGGCTGGCCCTGTCCGGTCTGGCGGCAGGACAGTACGGCGGTGTATCCGCGTTCACCGCCGGAAGCGTCACCATCCGGGAGGAGAGCGGTGAGGGCCGGGAGCGGGCCGCCGCCCTCCGCCTCCAGGCCGAGACGGTACTGGGTCCCTATCTGAAGGACCGGGGGTTCCTCTTCCAGGGGGTGGAGGGATGACCGGCCAGTGGCGGCAGATTTTGTCCAGATATGGTCAAACCGTTACCCTCTACCGGCAGGGACAGGAGGAGGGCACCGTGTGCCGGGCCTTCCTCCAGCCGATGATGGAGCAGAGCCAGGACTTCTACCAGCAGCTGCCCACCCCTCTGGGGCTGGTGCGCCGGGATCAGTGGATCTGCCTGGGCGGGCCGGATATGGCCCTGGACCAGCTGGGGGACGGGTATCTGGAATGGAACGGGGAGACATTTGCCGTCCGCAGCGCACAGCCGGTGTATCTGGGCGATGAGCTGGTGTACTGGTGGGGGCTGCTGGCGGTGAGAGAGCAGGCGTAAGAACAGACCTGAGAAGCGGGGGAGAGCAATGGACTTTGCAACCATACGGGAGCGGATGGCGGACTATCTGCAGGGGCAGGGCATCGACGCCCAGTGCGCCTACCCGGAGACTGGGCGGGTCCGGCGGGGCGGGGCGGTGGCCGCCGTGTCCCTCCGGGCCTGCCAGGGAGGCCCGGAGGGGTTCCGGGACTACCTGGGCGAGCGGTATGACCAGGAGAGCGGCCAATGGCAGGAGCTATATGGGCGGAAGATCACCCTGACCTTCGGGTTGGACCTGTACGCGCCCCAGGGCTGCGGCGCGGCGGGCATTCAGGAGGCCTTTGACCGCATGGCGGAAGCCCTGCGGCGGGAGGGACCGCCCGGGCTCAGCCTGCAGGAGCTCTCCTGCGGAGAGACGGAATTTGACCGGGAGGCCGGCCTCTACCACCGGAAGGTGGAGGCGGTATGCCAGGGCTACCTGTATGCGGTGGCCGACGAGGGCGGCACCTTCCTGGACTTTATTGTGAGAGGAGAGAGCCGGATTTGAGTATGACGATCCATGAGCGGCCTGGGGTGTACTCCAGCTATGACGCATCCACGGTGATCAGCAGCAGCGGCAGCGGCCGGACGGTGGGACTGGTGGGTGTATGGACCCAGGGAGAGACCGGAAAGCTGGTCACCCTCAACCGCTACGAGGATGGGGCCACCCAGTTTGGCGCGGAGGAAAATCTGACCAAGCTGGTTCAGGTCCTGTTCCGCAACGGCGCGGCCAAGGTGCTGGCGGTGCCGGTCAGCAGCCAGGAGGACTATCAGGGGGCCTTTGATCTGCTGGCGGCAGAGGAGGACATCGCTGTGGTGGTATGCGACAGCACCGAGCTGACGGTGCAGCAGGCCTTGCGGCAGAGCGTCAGTGACGCCTCGGCGGCCCGCCGGGAGCGCATCGCTGTAGTGGGCGGTGGCGCGGATGAGGCTGTGGAGGCCCTGGTCCAGCGGGCGGAGGAGCTCAACAGCGAGCGGATGGTGCTGGTGGCCCCCGGCGACGGCACCGGCCTGGCCGCTGCCGCCGTGGCCGGCGCCATTGCGGCGGAGAGCGACCCCGCCGTGCCCCTGGGGGGCGCGGAGCTGAAAGGCCTGGAGGGCATGGAGGCCCGGTATGCGGATACCGAGATCGACGTCCTGGTGCGGGGCGGCGTGAGCCCCCTGGAAAATGTGGGCGGCATCGTCAGCGTGGTGCGGGGGGTAACCACCCGGACCAAGACCGGCGAGGCGGCGGACGCCACCTGGCGGGAGCTGACCACCATCCGCATTGTGGACGATGTGATCCCCACCATCCGCAACTCCCTGCGGGCCCGGTTCCGCAGAGCCAAGAACACCGAGCAGACCAGGGGGGCCATCCGCTCCCAGGTGGTGCTGGAGCTGGAGAACAAGCTGACCCGGGAGATCATCACCGGCTATGACCAGGTGACGGTGCAGGCCGACGAGGAGAATCCCACGGTCTGTCTGGTGGATTTTACCTTTACGGTCGCCCATGGGCTCAACCAGATCTGGCTCACCGCCCACATCACGGTATAAGGAGGGGAACATATGCTTGTTTCGGGATTTCCCACCAGCAGCGACATCTATCTGGAGATCGAGGGCAAGAAGGTGGCGGTGGTGCAGAGCTACGCCGCCAAGACCACCCGGTCAAGCCAGAACGTGGAGGCCTTCGGTGAGGAGGAGCCGGTAGCCACCATTCCCGGGCCCCGCAGCCATGTCATTGAACTGACCCGGCTGTACGCCACCGACGAGGCCATTCGGGACGGCATCAACTTCCACGACCTGACCGATTTCAGCCTGGTCATCTGCAAGCCGGACCGGAAGATCATCTACTCCGGCTGCCAGTGGAGTTCCATCGGCGAGACCGGCGCCCTGGGCGCCATGGTGGTGGAGAAGATCACGGTGGTGGCCACCAAGCGCATCGAAACCGCGGTATAAGGAGAGAGGGACATGGAATCGCTGTTGAGCCGGAGAGACCGGCTGACACTGGAGGACGGCACCCAGCTGCGGCTCCTTTCCGCCCAGGAGGTGCTGGAGGCCCGGCGGGAGGCGGAAGAGCTGACCCAGGGAGATGGGGAGCGGGCCCTGTGCGCCAACGCCTGTCTGCTGGCCCGGGCACTGGAGGAAGAGGGTGAGCCGGTCTTTGCTTCCGGGCGTGAGGTGCTGGAACACCTCAGCGCCCGGGAAGTGGCCCGGCTGGCCCGACAGTGGGACGGGCTGGACCGGGCGGAGAACCCCTCCCCCGAGGATGGGGAGGAGGAGGTTCAGGCCATAAAAAAAGCCTTGAGCACACGCCTTATGAGCGCCTTCGCTGGCGTGTGCTCAAGGCGTTTGGGGCGCTCCCCACGGAACAGCGGACGAAGGACATGAAGGCCAGAGACTACCTGTGGTGCGCCCTCAACCTGATGCTGGACCGGGAGGAGCTGCTGGAGCAGCTGTGCCCCGGGTGCCGACAGAAGGCGGAGGAGGCCTGCTGCCCGGTATGCGGCGCGCCGGCGGGAGAGACCACAGGCAGTCAGAACGCCTCCTTCGATCAGGAGCGGTTTGAACGGCTGATGAGGGGGGAGCGGGTATGACCGATTATCTGGCCCTGCTGCTGGAGGAGCAGCGGGAGGAAGAGCGGGAACGGGCAGAGACGGGGACCTGGGAGACCGGGGCGGTACGGGTCCCCCGCCTCCGCCGGGAAGAGGAACAAGAAGAGAAGTGGGAGTTGTCTGGGAAAGCGCTGCTTTCTGAGACGGCCCGGCAGTTGGTTCGTGCGGCGGCTGAGACAGAAGCAGCGGCATCCGGGATGGAACGGTCCGACGGCCCGGACTGGTCGGCCCGTCGCTGGGTGGCGGGGGAGACCGAGACCGTCCAGGCGGAGCTGCGGATTACGGAACAGGCGGAGTCGCTCCCACTTGCCCGGCAGGCGGAAGAACCTGTGCTGTCGGCGGGTGCTGCCGGGGCCATTGGAGCGGAGTGGGAGAGTGCTCCCGGGACGGCGGCCAACGGCGCCGGGTGGCTGGACCGGGCCGTGCGGATCAGTCTGGAGGGACTGCCCGCCCCGGACCGGGAGAGCCGCGTGGTTACCCTGGAGCCGGCGGAATGGAACGGCGGCGCCGGGCGGCTGGAGCTGCGGCAGCTGGATCGGCTGGTGCGGCGGGATGCACGGAGATTTGACGGGGGGTTTCAACTGCTGTGAGATTGGCGGCAATGCGCTATAAAAATTATGTGTGGCCCCACAACCCCAGAGTGTACACCATAGCCTTCAAACGGAAAATTGGGGCCAGAGAGGTGCCCTTCGGTCAGTATCATCTGCAGGACCTGGGTCCCTCCTACCGCATCATGCGGGGGGAGGGGGAGTTCGTGGGGGAGGACGCCTACGACGAGTTTAAAAAGCTGGCCACTGTCTTTTACGATGTGGGACCTGGCCTGCTGGTCCATCCGGTGTGGCAGACCTCCAACGCCTATTTTGTGGAGCTGTCCCTGGCCCAGGAGCCCAGGCCGGACTATGTGAAGTACGCCTTTACCTTCTGGGAGGAGTACGGCGGGCACAGCACCGGCACCACAGTGATCACCGGCGGCAGCAGTACCGGCAGCGGTGGAGATACGGCCCAGGGGGAGAGTGCCCAGGGACAGTGGTACACCGTGGTGCGGGGGGATACCCTGTGGGGGATCGCCCAGCGGTGTGGACTGGATTTGACCCGCCTCATTGCCCTCAACCCCCAGATCAAAAATCCAAACCTGATCTATGCGGGACAGAAAGTGCGGGTGGCGTGATGGAGGGGACACTGACATGCTGGGATGGGCGGAGGATCACCCTGCCCCAGGTGCGGGGGTGGACCTTCCAATACGGACAGGGCATCCCCTGCGACAGCTTTACCCTCACCTGCCTGTGGGAGCCGGAGGACGATATGCTGGCCCAGGCGGTGACCTTCACCGCCACAGAGGGGGGCCAGACCGTATTCACCGGCGTGGTGGACGAGTGCGAGCGGGGATGGGATGAGAAGGGGGGCTTTCTCACCGTCTCCGGCCGCAGCATGGCGGCACGGCTGCTGGACAATGAGGCCCTGGGTATGGATTACCAGGTAGCCACCTGGGAGGACATCCTGCGGGACCATGTGACCCCCTATGGGGTGCAGGCGGCCCCGGGGGCGGAGCTGTCCGCTGTGCCGGGGTTCTCTGTGGCCCTGGGAAGCAGCGAGTGGCAGGTGGTCTATGAGTTCTGCCGGTACTACGGCGGCATCACCCCCCGATTTGACCGGCTGGGGCGGCTGGTGGCCACCCCCTGGGAGGCGGGGAAACGGCTGGTACTGGGGGAGGATGCGGCGGTGATCGCCCTCACCCTCCGGGACCAGCGGTATGGGGTGCTCTCCGAGATCCTGGTCCGAGACAGAACCGACGGACGGGTACAGTCGGTACAAAACGAGGATTTTTGCAGCCGGGGGGGTATGAGCCGCCGGGTGCTTACCATGCCGGGGAAGAGCAGCTATCAGACCATGCGCTACTCCGGGGAGTATCAGCTGGCCCAGTCGGCCCAGGAGCTTCGTCAGTTGGAATTGGAGCTGCCCGGCGCATTCCTGGCCTGGCCGGGAGATCTGGTGGAGGTAAGGCTGTCCCAGCCTGTGGGCCGGGGCCTGTGGCGGGTGGCCGAGGCGGTGAGCGGCATGGATGAAAAGGGAACCTACACCAGACTGGTGCTGGGGGGCACCGATGTGCTGGGCAGATAAGGGAGGCATCAGAGATGTGGATGGCGGAACGGGACAGACGGCGGACCGTGGGGGAAGGCGGGTCCCAGGTGGGAGAGGTCACCCTGGGCGGAGACCCCGCAGGGGTCTGCCTGGACGGGGAGCGCCGGGATCTGCCCGTATTTGGTCCGGGGGGCTACATATGGCGTCCTGCCCGGGGAGATGAGGTTTTGGTCATCAAGACCGGCGAGAACGGCGAGGCACCCTGCGTGGCAGGTAAGCGGGGAGAGTCGGCCTGGAACCTGTCCGAAGGAGAGGTCATCATCTACGGCGGCGGCGCCACCATTTCCCTGCGACAGGGCGGACTGATCTCCCTCAGCGGGACGGTGCTGGTCAACGGCAAGCCGGTGATGACGGAGGGATGAGCAGATGGAACTGATGGTGCGGGACGGGGATTACCTCCCCGACGAAGCGGGGGGCTACCGGCGGGCGGAGGGAAGCCAGGAGCTGCTGCAGCGGGTGCTGTGGAAGCTGTCCATTCCCAGAGGCAGCTTTCCGCTGCTGCCTGATCTGGGCAGTGAATTATATCGGCTGGGCCGGGCCAAGCCCGCCCAGCGGAGAGGCTTGGCCCAGCAGTATGTTGTGGAGGCCCTGGCCGACGAGCCCAACCTGACGGTCACCGGGGTGACGCTGGAACAGGACGGCACCATGGAGGTGGCGCTGGACTGGCAGGGCGAGGCCCTGGCGGTGACCGTGGAGACGGGAGGGAGCTGATGGTATGACGGTAGATGAAATCTATGGACAGATGGTGGAGGCCTTTCAGCAGGAGACCGGCATCACCCTGGCCGGGGACGGAGATATGGCGGTGCGGCTCTATGCTGTGGCGGCCCAGATCTATGCCCTCTATGTTCAGGCCGACTGGGTGAACCGGCAGTGTTTTCCACAGACGGCGCAAGGGGATTATCTGGACAAGCACGCCCAGCTGCGGGGGCTGGAGCGGCGGGCGGCAGTGGCGGCGGAGGGCGTCCTGCGCTTTGAGACCGACCAGACCCCCAGCACCGACCTGACCATCCCGGCGGGAACGGTGTGCATGACGGCGGGACTGGTGCGGTTTGAGACCAGTCAGGATGCGGTATTGCAGGCGGGTGAGACTGCGGTGGAGGTACCGGCGGCGGCAGTGGAGCCCGGCGCGGCGGGCAATGTGGCAGCGGGCACCATCCGGGCCATGGCGGTGGCTCCGGTGGGGGTCAGCCGATGCACCAACCCGGACGGCTTTTCCGGCGGACTGGACCAGGAGAGCGACGAGGAGCTGCGGGAGCGGGTGCTGGAAACCTTCCAGCGGATGCCCAACGGGGCCAACGCCGCCTTTTATGAGCAGAGTGCCATGTCTTTCCCCCAGGTTGCTGCCGCCGCGGTAGTATCCCGGCCCAGAGGGGTGGGGTCGGTGGACGTGGTGGTGTCCACCGCCACCGGCGTGCCGGACAGCGGGCTGCTGGAGGAATTGCAGGCCTACTTTGAGGAACGGCGGGAGATCGCCGTGGACGTGCTGGTGCGGGCCCCGGAGGTGCAGGATGTGGACGTGACCGTCCAGATCCAGACGGCGGCCAACCGGGACGGTGAGACGGTGCGTCAGGCGGTGGAGCAGGCCATCCGAAGCTGGTTTGACGGGCGGCGGCTGGGGCAGAGTATCCTGCGGGCCAGGCTGGGGCAGCTGATCTTTGAGGTGGACGGGGTGGAGAACTATGTTCTTTCAGCGCCTGCCGCCGACGTCATGGTGGAGAGCGATGTGCTGCCCATGCTGAAGACCCTGTCGGTGACCCGGATGGGAGGGGACGCATGAGCGGTTATGCCGGATATCTGAAGGAACTGCTGCGGCCCCTGCGGGTCTATGAGCTGGAGGGCACGGCCAACGGCGCCGAGCTGGAGGCCCAGGGCCAGGCTCTGGACGGCGTGGAGGGGGTGCTGGAGGAGATCCAGCGGGAGATGCTGATCTCCACGGCGGAGGACCGGGGACTGGAGGCCATCGAGTGCCTGCTGGCCCGGCGGCCGGTGACGGACGATCTGGAGATGCGGCGGGCGGCCCTGGCCGCCCTGCTCCGCATCGGCGGTGACAGCTTCACCCTGGCGGCCATCAACGACAACCTGAAGGGCTGCGGCCTTAACGCGGTGGCCAGCGAAACGGGAGAGCCGGGCCACGTGGTGGTGCGTTTCCCTGATGTGCCCGGCATTCCCGACGGGTTTGAGGAGATGCGGGAGATCATTGAGAGCATCCTCCCCGCCCACGTTGGGATCGAATACGATTTCTGGTATATCACCTGGGCCTTGATGGAGGAACGGTTTGAAACCTGGGGGGATATCGAGGCCATCAGTCCTGTGACCTGGGAAGAGTTGGAGAAGATGGTGAAGTAAAAGGCGGCCCGTCTCGGGCCGCCTTTTGGCGAATTTAATAGATTGGTTGATCCTGGCAGACCAGGTTACCGTCGGCATCGTAGCCCTGGGACCAGGCAAGCCATGTTGAGCCGCTGTCCTCGGGTGGGCCGGGAACCCAGGTGGAGGGGGCTACCCATACGCCGTCGGCCACCTGGGTGAAGGCGGGAGAGACGCCATGGCTGTTGATGGCGGCCTGGGGATCGGACCGTTCACTGGTGCCCAGAGAGATCAACTGCGCTTTTACCCGCACCACATTGGGGTCGGTACAGATCACCACCGGGGTGGCCTCGTAGCCAAGACCAAGGCCGGGACGGGAGCCAAACAGGTTGCAGTAGATGGGTCCTTCCTGCTGGGAGAGATCCAGCTGCCAAGGCATGCTGGACGCCGGCCGCCACAGGAATCCGGCCAGTCTTTGGAGGGTATAGAATTGCACGGTGTCCCCCTGGCGGCCCACAAACCACCAGGTATTTTTCGGCACATAGTCGCCCTTGATTTCCTGGTATTGGATGGAACCGGAGGCCAGAAGGGTACTGCCCGATACATAGTTTTCCCGGTTCAGTCGGGCGAGGACGGCGGAGGAAGAGGGAAAGGGGGTATCCAGGGCCAGCCATGCGGAAAACAGCCCCAGGCACAGCAGCAGGATACTGAGGGCCCGGCGGATGCGGGGCAGGGTGTAATAACGGAAATGGGTCAT